TTGAATCTTGGGTGTACGCAGCAGCGATGCTCAATGCGCAGGCCGCATCGAGTGTCCCTCTGCGTTTATATGTTCGCACGGATGCGCAAGGACCGCAGAAGTTTTGGCGCACTCGCAAGGTCAGTCGTGCACGCAAGGCGTATCTTTTAGGCGACAGTGAGCGCAAGCCATCGCCGAGCGTGATGAAGTCCGCTGCAACTGCAGGCGATTTCGAGGAGGTCGTTGATGCGCATCCGATCCTCGAGTTGCTCCGCAAGGCGAACCAGTACGAGGATGGCTTCTCACAGTCGGTCATGCGCATGCTCTACATGGAGTTGTGCGGCAATGCGTATCTGCATGTGATCATGGACAAGGCTCTTGGCGTGCCATCGGAGATCTACACAGTTCCGGCGCAGAATGTCACGATCCTGCCCGGCAAGACAGAACTGGTCGAGGCGTACTTGTACGGAGTCAATCGAAACGAGATGCAGCGGTTTGAACTCGACGAGATCATCCACTTCAAGCGACCCAACCCACGCAACCTCTACTACGGGCTCGGCAAGGTCGAGGCTGCATACGGAGCGATCCAACAATCGCAAGCAGCGCACATACAGGACTTGTCGTTCCTTGAAAACATGAGCAGACCTGACTACGCTGCCATCGTCAAGGGTGGCGCAAGCGAAGCGTCGATGCGGCGGTTCGAGGAGTCGATGCGATCACTGCACCAAGGCACACGCAAGAGTGGTCGCATGGTCACGATCAGCGGCGACATTCAACTGATGCCGCTGAATTTTCCAAGCAAGGATCTGACAGGTCGAGATGACATCGTCGAGGAGATCAGCGCATGCTTCGGCGTGCCCGTCTCGATGCTCAAGGCCAACGACCCAAACCTTGCAAGTGCGCAGGCGGGCTACTCGATGTGGCGTGAAACCACGATCGCTCCGATCTGTCGCATGGACGAGGAGACCTTGAACAGTCGACTACTGCCGATGTTCGGCATCCATGAGGATGCGTACTTGGCATACGACAATCCCGTTCCCGAGAATCGAGTCGCAGACTCTGCCGAGCGTGCAGTTGCAGTTGCCGGTGGATGGCGCACACCAAACGAGGCGAGACTCGAGGAAGGCTACGAAGCACTCGAGACACCGCACGCAGACATGCTGCACGTGAACGGCTTGCCACTCGGTGGTGTGCCTCCAGTCTCACCGTTTGGCGCACCTGCTCCGCTGCCTGCGTACGCAGCGGCTGCACCTGCACCAGTCGCTGAGCCTGCGCAGTTGCCACCGACTGCAGAGGTTGCGCAACCTGCAAAGGCGTTGTCCGATGTCGACACGACACCGACTGACGAGATGGCGACGCTCGCACTCCGAGGCCTCAAGTATCGTGAGGAGTTTGGGCGTGGTGGAACTGCCGTCGGCGTTGCACGAGCGAGAGACATCGGCAACATGGTTTCGCTGTCACCTGACACGGTCGGACGCATGAACAGTTTCTTTGCTCGCCACCGTGTGGACCTCGATGCAGTCGGCGCACGATCAGGCGACGAGGGCTATCCGTCGGCAGGTGCAATTGCTTGGATGTTGTGGGGTGGCGATCCGAACGATCCTGCAGGCGCAGGCGTTGCATGGGCTGCACGCAAGGCGGACGAACTCGCAAGCGAGAGCAAGGGCGAGAATGCAGTGCGTGAGAAGATGCGCATCAGACTTGCCGAGGTCGAGGGTGCAGCGTTCGCAAAGGCGATCACACCTGACCCAAAGTGGGAAGAGATCAACACGGAAATAGAAACGATGCGAGTCAAGACGGCGAATGCCGAGCGCATCATCAACGAACTCGAGGAGATATTGAACGATGAATCCTGACAAACTCGCAAAGATCCGCAAGGCGTTCGACACGCTGAAATCCAACGAACTCCTCACGAGTGCGGATCTTTCGACCATCGGCAAGCAGGGCGAGCGTGGCGAGCGTGGCACGGGCTTCCGTTGGCGTGGCAAGGCGTTGTCCACCTCGACATATCAACCGATGGATGTCGTGCACCACAAGCACAGTGCCTACGTGTGCACGAAAGAAACGAGCAATCTTCCACCGCTCGATGGATGGGAAGCACTTGTTGTCGGATCAGTCGGACCGCAAGGACTCGAAGGCAAGGCAGGACCGCAAGGTGTGAAGGGTGAGTCGATCGTCGGCGCAACTGGACCGCAAGGCAAGCAAGGACCGACGGGCGTGCAAGGTCGGCAAGGTGTCGCAGGCGTAAGGTGGGTCGGCAATTATGCGGCTGGGCGTGAGTATGAAATCGGCGATCTCGTGATGTTTGGCGGCACGGTGTTCCTTGCGTTCGAGCGCACGAGTTCCGATCCGAGCACACTCAACGGGTGGGCTGCATTCAGCGCACGTGGCGAGCGTGGACCGAGTGGATTCCGTGGTGAGGCGGGGACGATTTCAAACACGAGCGGACCGATCGTCACGACGAACACGACGGCATCGACTGCATCAACTACAGGTGCGTTCATCGTTGCAGGTGGCGCAGGCATTGGCGGCGACTCGTTCATCAACGGGATGATCATTGGGACACGAGGCGGGACGAATTGCACGGCGGTTGGAGCGAGTGCGCTTTTGTCAAGTACGGCAGTGAACTGCACGGCAGTTGGATCAAGTGCAGGAAATGGAAATACGGCTACAAATTGCACAGCGTTTGGCGTGAGTGCCGCAGCAGGAAACACGCAATCAAATTGCACGGCGATTGGCAACAATGCGGCACAAACAAACTCAGGCACATTTTGCACCGCCGTTGGATCAAGTGCGCTGCAGTCAAACTCAGGAACAAGTTGCACGGCAATGGGCGTGAATGCGTTGGTATCAAACTCAGGCGCAAGTTGCACGGCGGTCGGCGTGAGTGCGGCAAACGCAAACACAGGCACAAGTTGCACGGCGATTGGCGTGAGTGCGCTGCAGTCAAACGCAGGCGCAAGTTGCACAGCGGTTGGCGTGAATGCGTTGACTAGCAACACGGTCGCTGGCTCAAGTTGCACGGCGGTTGGCTTGAATGCGTTGTATCAAAACACAGGCGCAAGTTGCACAGCGGTTGGTGTGTTTGCGGCACAGTCAAACCAAGGCACAACTTGCACAGCGGTCGGCGTGAGTGCGCTCCAGTCAAACACAGGCGCAGAATGCACGGCGGTTGGATCAAGTGCGGGATTGTCAAACACAGGTGCAAATCTTACGGCGATTGGACGCAATGCGCTTCGTGGCAATACTGTAGCAGGCAACACAGCAATCGGAAAAGATGCAATGTATCCCGCAACGGCTTCGCAACCAAGCGGCATTAACAACACGGCAGGCGGTCTCAACTCGCTCGACGCAAACACAAGCGGCACTCTCAACTCTGCGTGGGGCGCAGACTCGCTCGGCGCAGTCACAACTGGCGCATCCAATGTCGGCATCGGATCGACTGCAGGTAGCAACCTCACAACAGGCAGCAACAACACCATCGTCGGCGCAGCCGCAACCGTGTCTGCAGTCGGCGACGACAACTCAATCGTCATCGGCAAGTCAGCCGTGGGAATCGGCAGCAACACAACAGTCATCGGCGTGACGGCAACAACCGCCACAAAAATCTTCGGAGTGAAAGCGACAGGTCAAGTTGCGCCAACCGTTGCAAGCGCAACCACCATCGCACCGACAACGCAGATCGTGTTCGTCTCAGGCACAACCGCAATCGTTACGATCACCGCACCGACTGGAATTGCAAGCACAGGCGGACAGATCACCATCATCCCTACAAACATCTTCACGACAACCACTGCAGGCAACATCGCACTCGCATCCACTGCAGTTATCTCTCGTGCCCTCATCATGACGTACGACGCAACAACCACAAAGTGGTATCCATCCTACTGAGCACACCTATGACTACCGACCCACAAATCGTTCTCGACGAACCAGAGTTTAGCCCCGCACAAATCGCACAGGACATCTCCGCATCGCATGATTCGTGCGACCTGATCGCACGCATCACCAGTGAAAACAATCACAGCGAAGAGAACGATGCAAGTGTGCAGCGCAACATCTCACACCTTCGCTCGTGCCTCACGCTCAAGCGCATCATGGACAACGCAACGACCGCCGACAAGATCGCATTCGCAGATGCCGCAACACTCGGCGAGGACTGGCTCGGATGAGTGATCGGATCGATGAACTGATGCGCAGCCTCCACGAGAAGCCTCGTGTCGCTGATCAATCGCTCGTCGAGAACAAACTGCAGGCATTGCGAACTCCTGCAACTCCCAAGGCAATCAAACCACGGGACGGCAAGAACGGCATCGATGGAGTTGACGGCGCAGCAGGTGCAGATGGCACGATCGGCATCGATGGCAAGGCAGGAGAAGATGGTACGGACGGGCGCAACGGCATCGATGGAGTCGCAGGCGCACCTGGTGCAATGGGCGAGCAAGGCGAGCGTGGCGAAGCAGGCATGGTGTGGCGTGGGACATATCGAAGCGATACGCAGTACGACATCGGCGATGTCGTCGGCGTGAATGGCTCTGCGTATGTGTGTGTCGCTGCAACGAACCAAGCACCACCAGTTGGCTTTGGTTGGGAGTTGCTTGTGAGTCGTGGTGCGCAAGGCATTCGAGGCATCAAGGGCGAGGATGGAGTTGGCGGCGGCGGCGCAGCAGCCGCAGGAACATTGACGGGCGACACGCTTGCAGCGAATGTCGTCAATTCGAGTTTGACATCGGTGGGCACGCTGTCCGCATTGACCGTCACGGCAACGATCGCAGGAAGCATTAACGGCAACGCAGCGACCGCAACAACTGCGACCACTGCGACAACCGCAACGAGCGCAGGAACTGCGACAACCGCAGGCACAGTCACGACCGCAGCGCAACCGACAATCACATCGGTCGGAACGCTGACCGCCGTCAACACAAGCGGCGTGATCACAGGGACAAACACAACCGCATCGACATCATCGACGACAGGTGCGGTCATCATTGCGGGTGGCGCAGGCATTGCGAAGGACTCGTTCATCAACAGCGTCAAGGCTGGCATCGGATTCACGGGTGCAGACGCAACAAATGCGACGAATACGAGTTTTGGAAATGCTGCATCTGATAGCGCAACGGGCATTCAATGCACGGCGATTGGTAATCGGTCGCTGCGTGCAAATACTGCAAACAATGTGACTGGCATCGGTTATTTTTCCGCAGATGGAAATAGTGGTAGCGGTCTTTGCGCCTTTGGGGGCTTTGCGGGATACAGCAACAGCGGCAACAATGTCACAGCATTTGGATACTCGGCTGCTTATGACTGCGGTGGAAATAACAATGTCGCTGTTGGAGATTCTGTGCTGTCAGGTGGTCCATGCACAGGCGCAAACAACACAGGCGTGGGGTATCGAAGCGCAAGACTTATTACCAGTGGCGCAGACAATACTTGCATCGGATATGTGGCTGGCGATCTGATCACGACTGGCACAAACAATTGTGTCATCGGAGCAAGCGCAGATGTCGCAGCATTGGGAAACAGCAACTCAATTGTCATTGGATCGTCCGCAGTTGGACTTGGATCAAACACAACCGTGATCGGCACATCGTCCACGACAGAGACCAAGTTGTTTGGTAAACTGACACTCGATGCGACCGCTTGCATCTCCGCAGCGTCAGCAACTGCGCTTGCGCTCAAGACAGTCGTCCCCGCAGGAACAGGCGTTACGCCGACGATACAAGTCATCTGCCCATCGGCTGCTTTTGCATTGCAAAATGTAGCCACAACTCAAGCAGTTTTCAATACTCCAGTAGACACAATCTCACTGCAAGCCGCAACAACATATATGTTTGAGGGTCACTATCTATTACAAACTGGAACAACTTCGCACACAACTACGATTAGTTTTGTAAGTTCTATAGCAGCGACAGCACCAAGTATTGCCTATACGACAATTGCTTCAGCACATTCTTCACCGAATGCGCAGACCACCACACAAACCACCAGTTTTTTCACTTCTATTCTTGGCGGAATAGTAGCCAGAGCAGATGTCTTGCCAAATACAATTATATCTTTCAAAGGAATTATCCGTGCCACAGACGCAGGAAACCTTGTTCCGAATATTTTGTTTAGTGTTGCTCCTGGCGTTGGAGCAAACTTTACTTTGATCGGCTCGTACCTCAAGTTCTATCCTATCGGTTCAAACACAATTGACAGCGTTGGGACGGCAATCGGATGAGCCACGCCAAGTCCTGCCCATGCAAGAATTGCAAATCTGCGAAGCCACCGCTGTGGTGGATCGACTTCAACGCAGAGAAACAAGTCATTACGAAGGACGGCATCAGCGAGACATTCGAGGCGACCGAGGCTCGAGCCGTCCGTGCGTTCGCATCGGGAATTCAGCAGGACATCGACAAGGTGATCGAAGAAGTCTCACGCAAACTCTCCGCATCGATCCGTGCAGGTGACACCGTGACACAGCGACAACTTGAGGAAGTCCAGGCGGCACTCAAGGCATCGCAGAAGAAACTCATCGCCGATCTCGCAAACACGGCCAAGCCGTACGCACAAACAATCGCAGAGGCTGGACTATCGCAAGGCGCATCACTCTTGCCGAGTGGATCGCTTGATCTTGGTCTGCTCTCTGGCAAGGCTTCCGAGTTCGTCGTCGAGGCGACAAACCGTGCAGCCATTCGCATGGCACGATCAGTCTCCGACTCGCTTGCCGAGCGTGTGTCAAACATCATCCGCATCGGCATCGAGGAGACAGCGACAGGCACAGATGTCATCGGGCTGCTCGAGGAAGCAGGCTTCGACGAGAACCGTGCGCAGACGATCGCACGAACAGAGTCTGCTCGTGCATACACCGACGGACAGAATGCAGCGTGGGAAGCGAGCGGAGTTGTGAAGGGCAAGACATGGCTCGTGTCTCCGTTCGCTTGCGAGTTCTGCGAAGCCGCAGCGAAAGAGTTCGGCGAGAAGTCGGTCGGCGTGAAGGATGCGTTCTACGAGCGAGGCGCAACCATCACGGGCGCAAGTGGCGCAACTATGGCACTAGACTTTGATGACACCTCTGGCCCGCCTCTGCACCCGAACTGCAGGTGCAGCCTCTTACCAGTGATCGACTACGAAGGACCTGACGAATGAACCTACAAAAAACCTGCAACGCAACATTCAAGGCGATCGGCGATGGACTGACAAAGTTCACGGCGATCATCACAACGCACGCCATCGACCGAGATCAGGATGTGGTGATCCCGTCCGGCATGAACTCGAAAGAGTACGAGGCGAACCCCGTGCTGCTCTACTCGCACGACCCGAACAAACCTATCGGCAAGATGGTCACGATGCGCCGTGGCGAGTCGTCGATCGATGCAGACTTTGTCCTTGCTCCACGACCCGACACACACGAGGGCGAGTGGCTGCCTGACACCGTGGGAGCGTTGATGAAGTTTGGCGCACTCAAGGGAGTGTCGATCGGATATATGGCACTCGACGGTGGCGTGCGCAGGGCAAGCAAAGAGGATGCGACCAAGTACGGCACAGGCGTGAAGCAGGTCTACAGCAAGTGGAAACTCCTCGAGGTTTCCGTTGTCTCGATCCCGAGCAACCAGGAGGCACTCATCAACGCCGTGAGCAAGGGCATTGTCAGCACGGCAAGCCTCAAGGCTCTCGGCTGCAATGTGCCTGATCACATCAAGCTTGCACCAGTCGTTGTCGAACCCAAGCCGATGCACCGTGTGCAAATCGTCATGCCTGCGTATGTCCAGTCTGACATCACCGACGCTGCGAAGGTTGCGATCAGCAAGATGCGTGGACAGTTTCGCTGACCCGCCTATAGTCTCAACATACAGGTGATTCGGATCGGTGACCCTAAACGGTCGAACGAGTGACTCGAACTGCGGCGTAGTTCAATTCATTTATTCCCATCATTAGGAGACACCACATGAAAATGTGCACAGTAGAGGAACTGCAGAAAAATCTGCAAGTACTCGCAAACCAAGTCGGATCGAAGCGGTTTACAGCCGCCAAGAATCTGATGCTCGAAGGACTTGTGATCGTGGATGCTGACGGTAACCCCGTCGATCCATCGAGCATCAAGTACGAAGTCATGCTTTCACCCGCTGAACCAGCCGTCGAAGAGGACGCAGTTCACGAAATGGAGACACCAGTTGTCGAAGAGCCAAAGGCTCTCGCCGACGAAGTCGCCAAGGCCGTCAAGTTGGAACTCTCCAACAAGGCAGCCGCTCACCCAATCACAACTCGAAAGGAAATCAACGTGGAAAATAAAGTTTACTCACGAATCAAGAATTTCAAGACCAACGACGAAGCATTCCGCTTCGGATCGTGGGCTCTTGCATGCATCGGTTTCAAGAAGTCAGCGCAGTGGTGCACTGACAACGGCATCGTCACCAAGATCGCAAACATGGAAGGCAACAATTCAGCAGGCGGATTTCTCGTTCCTGAAGAATTTGAAAATCCATCGTGACTCTTCGTGAGCAATTCGGAGTCATCCGAAATCACGCTCGAGTTGTGCCGATGTCATCCGACATCAAGCGCATGCCACGACGATCCACGAATCTGACTGCATCGTTCGTTGGCGAAGCAAGTACTGCAAGCGCAACAAACGAAACATTCGACCAGATCAATCTCGTTGCAAAGAAGTCGATGGTCCTGACGAAGTTCAGCAGTGAACTTTCTGAAGATGCCGTGATCAACTTTGCTGACGACTTGGCTGGAGAAATGGCGTACGCACAGGCGAAATTGGAAGATCAATGCGCATTCATCGGCGACGCAACCTCGACCTATGGCGGAATCACTGGACTTGCAAATGCAATCACCAGTACAGCAGGAATCTCAACTGCAGCAAGTAGTCATACTTTCTCAACAATTGATCTTGCAGATGTTCAAGCAGCCTTTGCAAAATTGCCACAGTACGCAGACAACACAAACGCAAAGATCTTCTGCCACAAAGCAGTTTGGAACTCTGTGTTCTTGCGTCTTGCTTATGTGTCAGGTGGAAACAATGCGGTCGACTTGTTGACTGGCTCTGGTCAACTTTCATTCGCAGGATATCCCGTTGTTCTTTGCCAAGCGATGAACAGCACGACAGGCAACGGCTCAATCGTTTGTCACTTTGGTGACATGTCGCAAGCCGTGTACTTCGGCGATCGTCGGCAGACAGCAGTTGACTTTAGTAACTCCGCCCTGACAAGTTTCGAGACCGATATGCTTTGCTATCGTGCTACAACTCGTTGGGATCTTGTTTGCGCAAATGTTGGCGATGCAACAGCAACAGTTCAAACCGCAGGCTCAATGATCACATTCAAGGCCGGCGGTTAATCCACACACAAAAGAAAGAAGGCAAATACTATGGCTATGAATTTACAAGGTCTCAAATCAGTTGTCGCACTCGGTCCAATTTCGTTCACGAACGGTGGCACAGCGATCTCCGCAAGCATCGATACGAAGGCGTACGAAGAGTTGCAGTTGGTTGTCACAAAGACAACCCATGCGACTGACTACATCACGGTCTTGAACATTCAGCAATCGGATGACACAGTCTTGACCAACTTCGCAGCCGTTACTGGCTATGTTGCGGGAACAGACTGGACTTTGGCATCGTTGACTGGTGGCACAAACGCAGCAACTGAAAAGGCTGCAGGCGTGTTCAACATCGACCTCCGTGGCAAGAAGCGGTACTTCCGTGTTCTTATGACCAACGGTGCGGCAACAGGAATCGTCGGCATCACAGGCACGCTCGCTCGTGGCTCTGAAGCACCGATCACCGCAACGAACCAGAACGCTGGCGTTGTCGTGAATCCGTCCTGATACGGTCTCAAGTTTCAATCCCCAACGGCTCGGAGTCGAAAGATTCCGAGCCGTTGTCTTTTGCGTGGTATGTTGATTCGCATGAAACTAGACCTAGGATGCGGACAAACTCGGATCGAAGGCTATACACCGTGGGACTGGTCCACGAACAACGATGTGTCATTTCTCCCGTTCGCAGATGGATCGCTCGAAGAGATCCGTGCGAGTCATGTTCTCGAACACATCGAGCGTCCGTACTTGCTTGAGGTCGTGCAACATTGGGTC